ATATTAATGGTGTGGCAATGAAGTTTGCTGGTAGAGGAGAATTGGAAAAGGCATACAACTTCGCAATGAAAGATTTAACGAAAGCAATATCTAAGTTGAGTGAAAAACAAAAAGATAAGATTTTCAAAGGAGGAGCATGTTTTATGAATTTGGAAGTAATCTATCCAACTTCTGTTAATGTAATACCATATGGACAAGCACTATTAGTATTCCATGGAACAATGGAGTATAATGAAGATGGTGTTGCTATTGGTGAGAACCAAGACGCAGCAAGAATGTTAGCAGGAATGATTAAACAAGTAAATGCAGATGTACAATCAGCATATACTATTTCTGGTCCTCCAATTAATCAATTACCTAAATCAAAAGATTTAAGAAAACTAAAAGGTCCTTACAATTCTAAAATTTCAAAATTACAATCTAAATTCAAATTAAAAGATACCGATGGAATTGCTGATTATCATCAAGCATTTTGGATGGATTTTGTAAATAAAAAATCTCCAACTAAGTTAGATAATAGAACTTTAATGGGATTAGTTAAGAGATGGGCATTCTATGATAAATCATTTAGATTAGATAAGAAGAATTTTAGTGATGAGAAAACTTTGGAATGGGCAAAGGGAATTGATAAGAATGACCATGCTAAAATGGCTAAAGATAATATTAGACCATTCGAAGATATCTTCTTAGGTATCGGAGCAGATATACTTTCATTTATGAGTTCAGTATTGGCTGCTAACCCTGATAAAGCGGTTAGGGATATGAAAAAGAGATTGGATAAAACAATCCAAGATGTTAAGAAATCAGGTGATGTTAAGAAAATTAATAAACTTAAATTAGAACTACAAAGGTTAAATGCTATTGGTGGTACTGATAAGATAGTTCCTAATGAGGGAATCGTATTTGTATATGGTGGTAAGACATTCAAACTAACAGGAACATTCGCACCTCTCAATCAGATTCTCGGTTTATTTTACGAATAGTAAAAAACTTAATACTTATATATACAGATATATAAGTTACGATTTTATGACTGAGAAAAAATTCAATAAAAAATATATGCACCCAACTCGTAGAAAGTTGGTTAACATGATTCAAACTGGTGAGTATGATAAAGATACTCAAATATCATTATCCAATATCAAAGAAACAACAAAAAGAAATGTTGGTGATATATGGGAAGAAAATGGTGTAGTTTGGGAACAAAAATCATATGGTAGAGTAAAACAGTCTAAAGCATCTTCGGAGTTATCAAAGGTTAGAAAATATTTAGAAGAACAAACCAAAGGTAAGGGGGATAATTGTGAAAACACAAAATATTCAGATGCCGATAAAAAACTAATAAAGAAAACTGGTTTTTGTGGAGCTTGTTTATCAAGTAGAGAAACACAAATAAAACTTGATGGTATGTGGGAATTTTATAATGAGTATAAGATATATTCTAATATGGCAGCACACGGTACTGAAGTTTTAGAAAAGTGGAATCAAGCATTGAATGAAGTTAAAAATATTCATGAATATGTAAATGATGATGGTTCTATTGAGAAGTGGACATCTAATGAAGATGTTAAAGTATTAAGAGAACAAATAGAGTCTGATATAGAAAATGGTAAAAAAGAACTTATCGAAGTTATAGAAAAAAGAAACGCTGCCTACGAGAAATTAAAACCTATGAATTATGAGTTGGTTAAAGAAATTTGATTTGAAAACAATAATGATAATGGCACTATGTGTGGTATTGTTATTAAGAAGTTGTGGTGGTGAAGAAGGGGAAAAAGAAATAGTAAATGTAGATGGTAAAGATTATGAATTGTTAGAACAAAAAGTTGATACTATTGTTGTAGAGAAAACAGTTAAAGTTCCAACATATGTACCAAAGTACATTACTAAAGTAGTAACTGAAACTGTTGAAGTTGAAGTTCCTATCGATATTGATACATTGAAAATTGTAGAAGATTATTTCGCAAAGTACGAAGTAAAGGATACACTTAATCTTACATATGATTTTCCAAAAGGTGTTACTGATTCATTAGGAAAGAAACCAAATCCAACTTTAGGATATGGTATCCTAACTGATATCATTTCACAAAACCAAATCCAATCAAGAGATGTGGATTGGTTCTTCCAAATCCCAACTGTGTATAACACAACAATTGTAAAAGAATTACCAAAGAATGAATTTTATTGGGGATTGAATGGTGGTTTCAACAAAGAAGATATAATCAGTAATGTTGGAGCTGGGTTAATCCTAAAAAATAAAAAGAATAATTTATATCAATTGGGTATAGGTATTCAGAATAATTCTAATACCTCACAATTAGCACCATTTATTACTGGTGGTATGTATTGGAAAATAGGAAAAAAATAAATTTAGTTTGGCTAAGAAATCATCATTAAAAGAAATAATTAAGATTGAGTATCAGAAGTGTGCTTCTGACCCAACCTATTTCATGCGTAAATATTGTATGATTCAACATCCTGTTAGGGGTAAAATTCCTTTTCACCTATATCCTTTCCAAGAAGAAACTCTAAATGAGTTCAAAGACCATAGATATAATATCATTCTTAAATCCAGACAAACTGGTATATCGACTTTAACGGCAGGATTCTCTTTATGGAAAATGTTGTTTAACGATGACTTTAATTGTTTAGTAATTGCAACAAAACAAGAAGTTGCCAAAAACTTGGTAACAAAGGTTAGAGTAATGAATAGTTATCTTCCTTCTTGGTTAAAGTTAACAACTATTGAAGATAATAAACTATCCCTTAGATACTCAAATGGGTCTCAGATAAAAGCAACATCAGCAGCAGGAGATGCAGGTCGTTCTGAAGCACTATCCCTTTTAGTATTTGATGAAGCAGCATTCATTGATAAGATTGAAGAGATATGGGTATCGGCACAATCTACATTATCTACTGGTGGTAATGCAATTATTCTTTCTACTCCAAATGGTGTAGGTAACTTCTTTCACAAAACTTGGGTAGGTTCTGAAGATGGTACTAATGGATTTAATAATATTAGACTACATTGGAGTGTACATCCAGAAAGAGACCAAGATTGGAGAGATGAACAAGAAGTTTTATTAGGACCAAAAGGAGCAGCACAAGAATGTGATTGTGATTTTGTATCTTCTGGTGATTCGGTAATTGACCCACAAGTACTTCAATTTTATAAGGAAACTTATGTACAAGAACCTTTAGAAAAAACTGGTTTTGATGGAAACTTATGGAAATGGCAATTCCCAGATTACAATAAATCATATATGGTTGTTGCCGATGTTTCTAGAGGAGATTCATCGGATTATTCAGCTGCTCATGTAATTGATGTTGAAGACTCTGAACAAGTTGCTGAGTATAGAGGAAAACTAGATACAAAAGATTTTGGTAATTTTTTAGTTGCATTAGCAACTGAATATAATCAAGCATTACTCGTAATTGAAAACGCAAATATTGGTTGGGCAACTATTCAACAAGTGATTGATAGAAACTATCCTAACTTATATTATATGAGTAAGGACTTGAAATATGTAGATGTTGAACACCAATTCTCAAATAGATATCGAGCACAGGATAAAGGAATGGTTGCAGGATTTTCAACTACTTCAAGAACAAGACCTTTAATTATTTCTAAGTTGGAAGAGTATGTTAGAGAGAAATCAATTATAATACGTTCAGTTAGAACTATTGATGAATTATTCACATTTATATGGATGCATGGTAGAGCTGAAGCAATGAGGGGTTATAATGATGATTTAACAATGTCATTAGCAATATCACTATGGGTTCGTGATACCGCACTTAGATTAAGACAAGAAGGAATTGATTTAACTAAACAAGCAATCAACAGTATTTCATCTTATACTTATAGTGGAGTATATGGTTCAACTGATGTTGATGAAAATCCATGGCAGATGAAAATTGGTGAGGATAATGTAGAGGACTTAACTAAATGGTTATAAAATAAAAGTTTTATATTTATATAGTATAGGTTAAATAGGGATTAAGTATGAAAAATTATTCTAAAGAACTTTATAATGAATTCAAATTATCAATAGATGAAACTATCGAAGAATACGATGTTGAAAACTATCAAGATTTGAAAGAGTTTGTTCACTTTCTAAAAAACATAAAAGAGGACATTACTGAAGCAGAATATCAAGGTAGAGATGTTAAGTTAAACAAACCGATAGCTGGTGATGTAAAGAAGTTCAAAGTGTATGTTAAAAATCCAAAAGGAAATGTTGTGAAGGTTAACTTTGGACATGGTGGAACATCTGCAAAAAAAGCAGGTGAGAAAACTATGAGGATTAAGAAAGATAATCCAGACCGAAAAAAAGCATTTAGAGCAAGACACAATTGTGATTCACCTGGACCAAGACATAAAGCTAGGTATTGGAGTTGTAAAGCATGGTAAATAAATAAAGGTTATAAAATAAGAAAATAAAATGGCAGAAGCACAAAACAATAGTTCATTCTTTCAAAGATTAACAAAACTTTTTTCTACTCAAGCAATCGTAAAGGTTGATAAAGATGGAAAAAGGAGAGTTGTTGATACTGATGATAGACAACAAGGTGGTACTAATCTTATGAATATAAGAGATAGGTACACTAAACTACAAAGGTCTTTTTATGGAGACCAGATGGCAGCTCAATCAATGGCATACCATCAAGTTCGTAGAGAACTTTTTAGAGATTATGATGCAATGGATAATGACCCAATTATCTCATCAGCATTAGATATCTACGCAGATGAATGTACACTTAAAAATGAATTTGGAGAAGTTGTACAAATAAAATCAAAAAACGAAAAAATAAAAGAAATACTAGAAAACCTTTTCTATGATGTTTTGAATATAGAATTTAACCTATGGTCATGGACACGAAATATGGTAAAGTATGGTGATTTCTTTTTACTACAAGAAATTCAACCAGGTGTTGGTATTCTTAATGTAAAACCACTTCCTGTTTATGAACTTGAAAGAATGGAAAATACTGACCCAACTAATCCAAACTATGTAAAGTTCAAATTAAACCATGACCCCGCAGGTAAAGGTGAATATGAAAACTATGAGGTAGTACACTTTAGATTATTATCAGATACTAACTTCTTACCATATGGAAAAGCAATGATTGAAAATGGTAGAAGAATTTGGAAACAAGTTTCTCTTATGGAAGATGCTATGTTAATTCATAGAATCATGAGAGCACCAGACAAGAGAGTTTTCAAAATTGATATTGGTAACATTCCTCCACAAGAGGTTGATAACTATATGCAAAAGATTATTAGTAAAATGAAAAAAACTCCATTCGTAGATAAAAGAACTGGAGATTATAACTTAAAGTATAATATTCAAAACTTAACCGAAGATTTCTTCTTACCTGTTAGAGGTGGTGATAGTGGAACTGAAATTGATTCATTAGGTGGTTTAGAATATACTGCTATTGATGATATTGATTACTTAAAGAATAAACTATTCGCAGCATTAAAAATTCCAAAAGCATATTTAGGATATGATGAGAATGTAAATGGTAAAGCAAC